CTGGAATTCTTCTCACTGGTACCCACGATATTCAATATTGGATGGATACTGTTGTTGAAGAGCCTTTGGTTTCTAATCGTATGGAAGTGAATTCTTTAATTCAATATGGATTAACTACTAAAGAGTGGGCTGTGTCGGGCAATACAAAGACAAATTTGCATCCTAGCATAGCTTATGACGTACTAGAAGATCTGAGAGTTAAAGAGCCTTCCATTCTGCATAATCAAGACGAACGATTGCTGGTTGAACACAAGGGGAAAAACCTATTAGAAAGCGGCATGAAAGGCTATGAAGCTGTTACAGGTGTAGTTGACTTAAAAATTTTAAGGCAAGCTATAGATGACTTGAAACAGTTTTATGGTTCACGTGTCCAACCTTATAAGAAGACGACCAAACTGTCTGAATATGAGATGCACAATGGGAATGGAGACTTGATTCAACCAATGGAAATTCGAACCTCAGCTGGACTCCCGTATATGAAGATGCCTGGTGCACTTGGTAAAAGATTATTATATGATGTTACATCTGCAAGTGATGGGACCAATGTTATTACTCCTAAAGATTACTTTAAAAGAGATATAGAAAGATTGGAAACCAAAATGAAACAGAGACAAGTGTGTGAGATACCTGCATATGCGTGTTTGAAAGATGAGTGTTTGAAGAAGGAGAAGATAGAGACAGGTAGAACACGTGTATTTTATACCCTTCCAGCACATTTTAATGCATTATCAAGAAAGTATACAAGTGCTTTCTTTGAACATGTGCAAGCAAATGTGCCAGATGAGTATATTGCAGTCGGTATCAACCCCTTCACCCAGTTTTCGGAGTTATATCCGCAACTGGTTAAGTTTGGTAACAACAATGTTTTTGATTTGGATTATACGAATTGGGATCAATTTCTGCCGGGTGAATTTGTAGAGGGATTCATGGAAGTGGTTAATGATTGGTATGAGAAGAATGATGCGAACTATTCCGTGGACGACAGGACTGTACGTGAGATGATTGCGGAATATATCGTTAGAACTCCCATTGTTGTAAAAAATATCCTGAGACAAAAGTGGAAAGGCGTAGCGTCAGGTTGCACAGTAACTGCTCCTATTAATAGTGGTGCTCACCTATTATGGTTCTACTATCTTTGGAGATACTTCTGGATTAAAATCAAGAAAGATTATGTGAAAGCAAGTTTTGCATATTTTAGAAAACATGTTATTTGTTTTCTATATGGTGATGATTTTATCGGAGGTCTCTCTGAGGATTGTAAGGAATTTTTATGTAGTGAGTTAATTGCTATTATATCGGAACATGGTATGAAAGTAACAACTGGACAGAAAGATACGAACTTTGGTCTCAAAAACATTGCTGATTTAGAATTTCTCAAAAGAAAATTTGTTGTTCATCCTATTGATAATACAAAGATTATAGCTCCTCTGGCCAAGACCAGTATAGTGAATGCTTTGTGTTATGTACATAGGAAGGACGACCAGTTTGCAGCTTTTGCAGAAAATGCTAGAGGGGCAATGCGGGAAGCGTCGTTGCACGATAGGAAATTCTACGATATGTTGCATAATAGAATACAGGACTGCTGGAACAAAGCACAAGTTGTTGCTTTTGGTACAGTTGTTGAGGATTTGACTTATGACTCATATGCTCAAGTACACCTTGAGTTATACGGAATATATTGGAGTGGCAAAAATTATGTCGATTTTAATGTTTATTAAATTTTTAATTATTATTTTCAAAATTTTGTTTTACTCTTTTCAATTTATTATTTTTAGGCTTCAAAATAAGACATTGTTTCAAATATTTTCGTATCTAAGTTAGCGTAGGTTTCGCAAATGTTTGAAATTTTGTTCTAATTTGACCTTTCAAAATTCAATTTTAAACGTTAGCT